AGGAAGCTTTTAAAGCTGAAGTGGCTTCCTTGAATAGGCCAGGCTCAACTGACTTCTCCGGCGTGAAACGTGTTTCCTGAACCTTGGGATTAAGTTCAATAGCTTGCTTTATATAATCTTCCCTTGATTCAACCTTCTTCCATTCGCGATCATACTCAAGCACACTAAGGAGCAATCCTGGATTGCCAGGCCACCTGATTAACTCAGAAGCCATTTGCACCAGTTCTGCACTGATGAATTGAGTGTTCACCTTAACGGGCCTTCGATCTTCACCTCTTGGAATAGCTTCGGGATAAAAGATTCCGTTCATAGTGCCAATTAGTGACGGCAATGGACCTAACGTATCTCCTTTTCCCTTCAACCATAATCGGTTATTCATCTCAACAGCACGCCGCGATATAAGTTGCTTAGTGGGATTTAAACTCATCCCATATTCGCCATAGGTTTTCGAAATTGAATGGACAAAATTTTGGGCGTGCCCATGCGCTAATGAAAGCACTGCATCATCTCCGTTAACCTGCATTTGTAGTTGCCCGCTCTTAAGTGCCGTATTCAGCGTTACACCAAAATGATTTTGATATGCCCTAGAAACTAAAAGTAAAGTAATAATGGAATCGAGGTCGTTAGTCAACCTATGCCCGGATGATACGATACCTCCAAACCCTCTTTCAAGTGTAACACTGCGCGATAGCACCAAAGGCGTATCCGTCATCTGCGAGCGGGACATTTCTACAATCTGTTTCCACTCCGAGTTGGAAGATAATGCATCCACAACTTTATGGGCCGCCTCAATTAATACGTTGGGCACTGAAATATCAAAATTTTCAGCATCCAGTGAAATCCATGTTGCGTCCCAAGCCATCCTATTAACTATCCAGTTGCTTAAACTTAGTGGGCCAATTTTCGAGTTATGAACACCCGATTGTGCAAATAAAAGTTTTAATGGCTCACCAATCATTCCAATAACAGCGACTTCAGGCCCAGGTGACATAAACACAAAGCGTGCACCTGTTTTATCCCAATCAACACTAGCCTTCTTACTCAGCAGCTCACCGATCGCACTCTCCAGTGTATCAGAATGCAATGGCATTTTCCCAGGCTTGCTACGCTTAGAAGCGATGAAGAATCGATCGCCTGCTATCTCATGATACC